AAAAAACTCCTAGCAAAATACCGAATTAATCAACTTGAACTTTTTATCTTCAGCTTCGATAACCTTTTTCTCTTGGTCACGATTGCGAAGTGTAAAGCCAACCAATTGATAAACACCGTCTTGACCGCGCACTGAGTGGTTAACAATATCAAAGCCGTGAGTTTTCTTTAACTGTGACACCATTGTATAAACTCGACCTTTCTCGGTCTTGACTAGCTCCTTTAGTTCATCAAACGCAACCTTACGCTTAACACCGTTAGACATGAAGTACTCAGCCATATCAAGCAAAGAGTTCGACTGAAAGCCAGCTAGGCGCAAATTGAACTGGTCTTTGATTTGTTTCTTGGTTGCATCTGTTAGTTTGAATTGTTGCGCTTTCATGATTGAGCTCCGTAGTATTCAGGACATATAGCAGCTAGCGTTTTCATAAAGTCATTTGCACACTCTTGATTTCTGCGCAAGTTCTCGCACTTTTTGATGCTCTCCTTTTGTCTTGCATCCTTTCTCATCCCTTTTGAAGCTGAACTTGAGCCAGTTCCCATCATTTCGCATATCTTCACGATAGCCACCCATTAACCACGCATACGTAAGCTACAGAGCACACGGAGACTGCGATTGATACAACCAATGCACTTGCTAGGGTTTTGTTTGTGGCCTCGTAAGACTCTGCTATGGAGTTTATTACCTTGGCTGAATTTACTGCGCCTTCGCACATCTCAATTAATTTATACTTTTCCACGCTATCATCCAGCAACTTAGCCATGCGCTCATCGTTAGTGTCGCCATCTACGCGCTTGAATTGTGCGTGCAGGTCGCGGTTAATTTGCATTCGAACATCGTTACTTTTCATATTAATTTACTCCCAAACAAAGTGCCTAAAACCAAGCCGGCGCAGAAGCACAGAAACGCCACATCCTTAAATAAGTTAAACATTAGTTAATCTCCGTTGTTTTGATGGCGTAAATACTAATGCATGATTTGAATGGTTGCTGTGATGGTTGTCACAGTTTTAGTTTTTCTTTAGTGCTATTATATATTCACACAAACAAAGGGGCTAAAAATGGAAAGCAACAAAGCAATTGAAGAACTTAAAGATACAATCAAAAACATGGACCTGAATAAGATTAATATTCACGAGTACAGGAAGGCTCTTGAGTTTCAAGTTAGGATGTTTGATTTGCACGCAGAGTATGGTGAATTTTACCTGCCATCATTATTAAGAGTTACAAATCTAATCAGGAAGATGGAGGAATTAGCGTCAAGTAAGTAAACAAACAAGCCCCTTTGATGGGGCTTTTTATTATCTACCCAAAGCTTTTGCTGCTGTTTTAGATTTGGCTACTAACTCATCAATGGTGATTGGGTTTCCTAACCTGTCATAAGCTATCTTGGTAAATTCCTCGGCGCTCATTGAGTCGAGGATTTTTGCCTTATCAACACCTAGCGACTCTATAGCCAATGCAGGGTTAGCCTTTGCAAGTGACATCCAATCGGTATCACTATCAACTCTTTTTGCTTTACCTGAGACGACAGAGGGTCTAGTTCTAGGCTCCTCCAAGCTCTCGTATTCATCGGATAGTATATACGTCATAGTGCTACGGCAATTGTAGTGAAATGGATTTCTGGGGAAGTTATATCCATCCTCTGCATAGTAATAGCGCTTACCCCCACCATCAAGACTACCCAAACGCTGACAAATTGGTGATGTTTTTGAATCGAGCGTAACGACAACGCGTTCACCAACGATTATATCCTTGTTATCCATGCCAACTTTAGTCTTGGCAACGCTCGACACGTGGCTAGTCAAATCCTTAGCAAGTGAAAATGCAGACCTCTTCATCTGATTAGAAACCGATGAGTTCTGCTTGCCTGTAATCTGCTGGACCATCTCGGCAGTTGTCGCCCCATCACTCCAGCCTGCCGTAACAATGCGCTTAACCTTAGCTACAGCATTCACATCGTATTGCTTAATGCGCTCATCTACAGTGTAAGCCTGACCACTCAATACCATCTCAGTGCTATATGCAGCCTTTGTGATTGACTCAAGCGTTGGTCTTGCTACCCTCTCGCCAACCAATGCAGACAATGATGCCTGGTGAAACTTTGCCTCTTCCTTAATCAACCTGGTGATATCTTTCTCTAACTCTTCATTCCAATCGCCAAGCTCGGAGTTAAATAGCTCATTGATAAACCTAATCAACTCATCCTTTTGCTTCTTGGTTGTGATTTTATCTGTGGCTAGCAATTCCTCTTTAAGCGCCTTCATGATGTTATCGATATACTTCGACGCATCTTTACCTAGTGTTCGACTGTATTTAATCAGTGCTATCTCGTGACTAATCGCTGTTGCTAATGCTGTATCTGACATTTGTGAACTCCATCACAGTTAATTCGTTTCGTTGGTGTATTATACATGCAAATCAAATAGGAGATTGAAAGATGAGTGAAGTAAAGATGATTGATGTGTATGGCAATCTACCTTGGCGTGAGGATGGAAATGTAAGCTTTCTATATGTTGAGCCAATTCAGAATATCATGATTGCTAAGGCGGTAAACAACTACGACAGACTACAGCAAGAGAATGCAGAGTTGCGTGAGGCTTTGAAGTCTCTACATCAATCTGTGCTTAACGTTCAGTTAAGAGGTGTCGAGCACGTTCCGTCAGTTAGAGACAGACAGTCAGCAATGCTTGCCGCAACAAAACTACTAAACAAAAATGACTAAGCAGCACGAGCTAATAATAACAACCCTATTCGCGACACCTACAGTCGCATGGTACTTTAATTTATATTTGGAGATGATTGGATGAAAACGTTTGAAACTGAGAAAGGTAATATTCCAGAGGGTGCGACTCATTACAGCAATGAAGCCGAAGGCGACTGTTTCGCATGGTACAAGGTATTGCATAATGTACCATTCATCTGGTGCGTTGGTTATGAGGAGGAGTGGATTAAAATGATTCGACCTATTGAGTTTGAAGATAAAGCAGTAAAACCAATCCCACAAACCAAAGAAGTCGAGTGGGCTAATGGTGATGCTTGTCGATACGCTAACGATATTGAGCATGAGTACACTTACATCGGTGAACACCCTCATGGCGATGGTCATTATGTATTCTCGGAAGAGAAAGGCATTACTTACATTGCAAATGGGTACTTGCTTGAACCAGAAACCGAAGCTGAACGAAAAGAGCGAGAGGAATTGGAAGTGGCTTATGATTTGTATTGCGACCTTGCTTACATTAATGGTGCGACATCTTTTGATTTATTCAAAACTGATAAAAAGCTGGTTGATTTCTGGGTTGGAATCGTCCGCAAAACAAACTACAAAGTGAAGGGTGAGTGATATGAAATGCAGAGAACCAGTAACAATTGCACTTGGCGTATTCGCGCTATTCTATTTTGCTGAATGGGCCATTAACAAAACCAAACCAGAACAGTGCTGGATTGGTACAGAGATTAGCGAAACTGAAGTTAGCTATAAATGGGAAGATTGCAGGAAGGAGATGGATTAAACAAAGGGCGCAATTAAGCGCCCTTTTTATTTACATTACAAAGCCAGCCTCAGCAACTGACTCTAAGTATTCTTCATAGGTCATATCACCTCGAACAACACGCGCGCGTTTTAGTAATTCAAACCAAGATACCTCTGGCAATTTACCTTCTAATAAGGCCCCGTATGCTGTCTGAATCATCTGCGGATTAACTTCCATATCAAAGTATTCGCGGTTCAGCTTGAAAATAACCTCTTCCGGGTCGTACTGGTAAGGTGTGCCTTCGAAGTATTTGGAGAAGAACTTAATCATGTTTCTCATCGTATCTTCGACGTTGTTAGCAATGGTGGACATACTAGCGGTTGAGGCACCAGAACGAATAGCCGCGCCTGTTGCTGTCTCGTTACCCTGCTGTTGGAACAAACTAGCACCGACCATTAAAGCCTGTTGAAATAGCTTATCGACTTTATTCTCTGTCTCTGGTGAGAATTGAGGCTGAACAACTTCAAGCTTACCTTTCTTCGTGAAGTAAGGCATGCGACCTGCAAGAGTAAATCCAAGCGGGTTCATTTCCTTGTTCATTGCATCATCCATATCACCCATGTCAACGTGCCACTTAGCTTCATTGGATAGAATCATGGCTTTATTTGAGTATGCATTCATCACATAGATAGATAGTGAGATTTCAGCTAGTGAAGTAAGTGGAGTTGAGTCAATGCACCATTCGTTTGATTGACTCGATGCCATAAAGAAAGGGATTTGGTCGATTTGTTTATCGTTAACAATAACCGGCTCCCATGCATCATCGTAATCATCATCTGTAATTGTCTGATGCTCACATAAACCCTCATTGAGACGGTGATTGATAATCCGCTGCTTAGATACATAAACACCGCCCTCACGGTCTTGATAGTCTTCAAGCAATGATAGGAATGTTAGCTTCTCCTCACCGTCTACGTAATCAACATCCCAATCAATGATATGCAGTGAGTCATAGAATACAGCGGTTGGTAGCTTCTTACCCTTACTCCAATCATCATAGCTAGCAGACTCTGGATTAGAACGCACCAACCAACCAGCGCGAGAGCCCCACTGAATGGCGTTAATACATTGCTTAGCCTCTTGGTCTAGTCCGTTACCTTTGCCGTCTATGTTTGATTCTAGGCCGATTAAAACAGGGTTATCATCAGTTGGAAAGGTGGGTTCTTTTCTCATCACCGCGCCGGTCACAGCATTCATGGTTGGAGTTACGATATTGACGTAGTTAGCCAATCGCCAAGTTAGGTCTTCCCAATCCTTATCAATCTTCGCAGCTAAGCCGGCAATCTTTGGATTTGTTTGAGCCTCTTTAGGTAGAGCACCCAAATTGGGTAGGTAGGTTTGCTTCTTGCGCTTAATGCTATCCATTACGCAATCATAGTTGCGCATCCATTGAGGTGCATTCTCTAAGTAATCAGGATGGTAAACAGGGTTTAATGTGGACATAAAAAAGCCTCATAGTTGATATGAGGCCATTTTAGCAAGGATTATGTGATAGAGCTAATTAGTCGGCGAATCGACAACCTGCGTCGTACATCTTACCGAACATTTCATTTGCGTTGCACGCGTAAAGCTTTAGAGCCTCATCAATAAACTCCTGGCGCTCGTCGATTTCGGTTTCTACTTTTCGATAGAAGCAATGCTCAGTTAGGTGTGAGATATCTACATCAGCACCGTTATGGTTAACAAATAATAATCGAGAAGCATCAAACTTAAACTCACCATTTCCATCTTTAGAGTAAAACGATTCACCATCGATAGCGCATTTAAGAACCTCTTTGAATGACTTCTCTTGCACATAACTCACCTTAACTCGCTTTGGTTTCTCTTCCAATGCTGCGGCGCGTAGGATTAGGCAGTTATCATCATAATCCTTTATTGTATCTTGAGTTATCCGTATAACATTTCGACTAACGTGCCCTAGAATAATATCACCAGCAAACTCAGCCCCGTGATTATCACGAAGCCACCCTAGAGTTTTGCAGTGGTCGGTAGGGTTGCATTTTGCGCTGTCGTACATAAAAGTCTTAACTGCCGAAGTGAAAAACAAATCCCCATCGCTATAAACGTCACTCTCTGGATTTGCAATCTTAGCTTCTGCGTAACTGTCATATGTTGTCATCTCAATCTCTCCTAAATAAGTACGCAGCCATAATAGACTGCGCATTGGTTTAAGTCTGTGATGGTTATCACAAAAGCCAGTGATTGGTTTCTGTTTTAGGGGCGACGCGTTTAACCAAGTGAGGGCAAGCGCCCATAATAAAAGCGTCCGCCTTGTTTGGAGATGCAACATCGCGCTTGGCTAAGTCCTTTTTACTCTCAACCATATCCAAGCCGCGCTTCGAAGTATCCTTTCTTGGCGTGCAAAGCTCAGATTTAAGTTTCTCTAGGCAATCAATATCGCTAGATATACTAATCATCTCATCGGCGTTGAACTTCATTCCCTTATTTACAGCGTTGTATGTGTTTCTAAGCCTATCAGCAACATCTTGCCAAGCCTGGGCCTTTAGGTTCTCAAACTTGTCCTTGTTT